CACAGGATTATGGGGAGGTGGCCAACAAGTATTTAGCACATTGAATGGAGCTTTACTAGACGACACTGCCGGAACAGGAGGATCAGGAACTTCAATCACACTTGCATCGACAACGGGATTTCCAGCAACAGGAACAATTAAGGTTGGTGCAGAATTTATTTCTTACACAGGTATATCCTCTAACGATCTTACTGGCATCACTAGAGCTGCAGCAGGAACTAGATCTGCACATTCCAGTGGTGCAGGTGTTGAAGTATTTACAGGTTGGGGTGTTGCATCTTTATCACAAACTTTAACCACAGATCCTGCGTCATGGTCTTTAGATAATTTTGGTGAAAAATTAATAGCAACTATTAAGAATGGACAATCTTTTGAATGGAATCCAATAAATTCAAATTCTAATGCATTGAACACAAGAGCAACTGTAATTACAAACGCACCCACTGCCTCAGTTATGTCTTTAGTATCTGATAGAGATAGACACTTGATAATGTTAGGAACTGAAACAACTATAGGTGACACTGGAACACAAGACAAATTATTTATAAGATTTTCAGATCAAGAAAATATAAGTGACTATACACCTACCTCTGTTAATACTGCCGGAACTTTTAGACTAGATTCTGGAACTAAAATCGTTGGAGCAGTTAAAGGTAAAGATTATACATTTATTTTAACAGACAACGCTGCATATGTAATGCAGTTTGTAGGACCACCTTTTACTTTTTCTATAAGACAAGTAGGATCAAATTGTGGTTGCATAGGCCAACACGCAATGAAATATGTAAATGGTGCAGTATATTGGATGGGTGAATCTGGTGGTTTTTTTGTTTTCGATGGTACTGTAAAATCATTACCATGCGAAGTTGAAGATTTCGTATTTACAACAAAGAATGGTGATAACTTAGGTGTTAATTATCAAAATGGTGAATCAGTTTACGCAGGACTAAATCATTTATATGAAGAGATTTGTTGGTACTATCCTAAAGCTGGATCCGATTTTAATGATAGATATGTATGTTTTAATTATCAAGATAGAACTTGGGTGACAGGTTCTTTGTCAAGAACCACATGGGTAGATGCAAATTTATATTCTGTCCCATATGCAACTGAGTTTACAAGCACAGGAACTGGATCTTTTCCTGACGTTCAAGGAGTAACAAACATAAATGGTTCTACAACCTATTACGCACAGGAAACTGGAGTAGATCAAGTTGATACTGCAGGAAACAAAACAGCAATACCTGCTTTTATTGAATCAGGAGATTTTAGTTTGAATATAGAAGGTAATGCTCAAGTGTTTATGAGTATGCGAAGATTTGTTCCTGATTTTAAAACAATACAAGGTGATGCTCAAGTAACTATTCTGCTAAGAGACTTCCCAAGTGACACAGAAGTATCGTCTCCACTTGGACCATTCACGGTCACCGGATCAACACAAAAAGTAGATACTAGAGCTAGAGCTAGATTTGCTAGTTTAAAAATTGCTAATACAGGAACAGAACAGAATTGGCGTTTTGGAACTTTTAGAGCTGATGTACAACCAGACGGAATGAGGGGATAATGGAACCAGATTTATTTGTACCAGGTGACCAACAATATCAAATGGTAAATAAACCATTAGAACCCGTAGGTATTGCTCCACTTGTGGAAGGACAAGGAATGCCTTTACCTGATTTTAAAAAAGTTGCAATTAATGTAGGAAAAAATATGGCTGCAAATTATGCAGCTAAAAAATTAGGTTTGAATGCAGCACAAGCATCAGGACTAATGTCTATTCTAGGAGTAGGTGCAAATATGTTTGCACCCCTTGCTGCAGTATCTGCACTTTCAGGAAGATCTTTAGGTATTTCAGATTATTTAGCGAATAAACGTGCACAAAAAGAATATAATAGATCAGAGAACATGCTAGAGGCTAAGGTTCTTTCAAATCAATTAGCAAATAAAGGTAGTGATAGAGATGATGCAATGGGTGGTGGAAATATACCTACAAAAACTGCTGCACCCAAATCAATAGGAGTTGCAAATCCGTACAGTGGTGGTATAGGTGGAATACATTCAGGATATTAAATGGCTAGAGTAGATATTGTAATTCCAGAACCAACTCCAAAATATACTGAGGAAAACCAAAGGCAAGTTACTCAGTCTTTACGAACTATGCAAGATAAGTTAAATACTTCTTATCAACAAGAACTTAAAAATGAACAGGATGCTTTTAATTATTTTTTATCATGACAATTAGATACAAAAATCAAGGTTTCAAACAAGCTACCACAGGGAAGACTACAGTTTTTACATGCCCTAGTGATGCAACGTGTATAGTAAAAAGCGTTTACTGTTCTAATAGTGATGCTTCATCAGCCATTCTAGTAAACATGAATTTAGTTGATTCATCTGATTCAAGCGCAGAGTACGAATTTTTTAGAGATGATGTGGCTGCAAAAACACAAGTTAATGCTACACCTCAAGGTTTAAATTTAGAAGCTGGAGATGCAATAACAGTGCAGGCAGCAACAGGTAGTAATACTATTCAAGGTGCCATAAGTTACGCACAAATAGATAGATCGCAGGAGAATGGCTAAACAAAAATTTACACATTTCGTGCCTAGACCTAAGCCACGTAAAAGACCTAGAAGACATACTAAAAATGTAAACAAAAAAAAGAAGTTGCAACATAATAAAAAATATAATAGACAAGGACGTAAACAATGAGTGATTTACCAATTATACCAGCAGAAGCTAAAGAAATAATTAAACACAAAAGAACAGGTAAAGTTTATGATACTAAAGCTGATTTTGACGCTGATGTTGCTGATCCCAATACTGATACTACTGCTGATGATTTTAGGCAGGATATACAAATCAAAGTGACAAGAGCTGGAAATATTGGTGCTAAAACCAAAGAGTAATGAAACCTAGAGGGGCAACAGAATTACAACACGAGTTGCTTGAAAAATATGTATCTAAGGACTTATTAGATAAGTTTCAGATATGTACATCTATTCCAGGAAAAGTGCCACTGGATCCCAGTAAAATAAACATACTATGGCAGAAAAACTCTTGGGATCAACCAAACCTGCAAAGCTTTTTTAGAAACAAGGACAGACATCATGAATATGATTGGTATGTTTTTAATTCACATTGGTGTTACGAAAAATTTAGATATTTTTTTCAAATACCTGAAGACAAATCTATTGTAATTAAGAATGGTGCACATCATTTTCCAAAAAGAAAAATACATAAAAAAGGTGATCCTATAAGAATTATGCATCATTGTACTCCGTGGAGAGGATTAAATGTTTTATTATTAGCCATGCAACTAATACAAAATAAAAATGTAACTCTAGACGTATATAGTTCCAATGATGTTTATGGAAAAGAATTTGCTGACAGGGCAAACAAAGACACAGAGGCTTTGTTTGATCAAGCTAAACAATTACCAAACGTAAATTATATAGGGTACAAACCTAATGAATATTTATTAGAACACATTACGGATTATGACTTATTTGTATATCCTTCAATATTTGAAGAAACCTTTTGTGCCTCAGCTTTAGAAGCCTTATCAGCTGGACTACATGTTATTACAACTAATTTTGGTGCATTACCTGAAACTTGTGCAGAGTGGCCTGTATATGTAAATTATTCAAAAGATCTTGAACTTTTAGCTGCTAGTATTGCAGGAGCTATTGATATCTCCGCTCAATATTTACACACAGATACGATGCAAAATCATTTGGATGAACAACAAAAATATTATAAAAAATTCTATAGTTGGGATAAGAAAGCTATGGAATGGGAAAACTTTTTGAAAGGAGCTTTACGTGTCAAGCAGTAAATATATAAATGAAGATACTTACCAAACATTACAAGAGGTAAATATAGAAACACAATCAGATTACGAAAAAGCTGTAGAGCCTTTATGGAAAGAAAATAAAGATCAGTACAAAGATATTGAGTTGTTTGTTGCAACACCTGTTCATAGTGAAGTTTCAATACATTACACCCAAGCTTTAATAGAATTTCAACAAGAATGTTTTAAGAAAAAACTTAAGGTATCTTTTCATTTAATTAAATCTTCTCTTGTAACACAAGGAAGAAATTTATCTGTAGCTGGTTTGTTAGAATCAAAAGCAACTCATTTATTGTTTATTGATTCAGATATTTATTTTCAAGGTAAATCCATATTTGCAATGCTTAAGGCAGATAAAGATATAATATCTGTTCCATACCCTTTAAAAACTTTAATGTGGGATAAAGCTTTTGCAAAAATGCAAAAAGGTTTAATTAAATCACCTGATGATATTAGAAGATCTTTACATACTTACCCTATGAAAGTACCTGATCCTGATAACATAAAGGTTAATAAAGGTGTCATGGAAGTAACTGATTCACCAACAGGATGTATGTTGATCAAAAGAGAAGTCATAGAGAAAATGATAAAAAAATATCCTGAAAAAGAAATAGTACAAAAGACAGTTATAAATGGTAAATATGTCAACAAACCTAATATGTGGAACTTTTTTGATACCTTACATGATCCTAAAGAAAAAACTTATAATGGTGAAGATTTTGCCTTTTGTAAACTGTGGAGAGATATGGGTGGTAAATGCTACGCTTATATAAATGATGCTATAGTTCATGTCGGGGAACATCAGTACCAAGGCAAGTTTCACGATGAGTTGATATCAGCTAAGTAAAATGGTATTATTTCATATTTAAGATCTTAAAAGGAGTATTTATATATGC